TTTAATAAAAGAAAAAGAAGATACTAAGAAGAAGTTAGAGAGTGCAAAAAGAAAAAAAACAGCTACTAAGAAAAAGGCAAGCTCTGCGCAGCGCGCGCGAAGAAAGAAAAAGTAGGGATTACTTATGAGCGTAGAAAGCGTATTAGAAGCCCGTCAGATTATTGAAAATCGTGCAGGCATGGCAGAAGACCTAGCTACACGCTGGGACGATTTGAAAGGACAGAGAGATCCTTGGGAAGCAGAGAAGAAAGAGATTAGAGACTACGTGTTTGCTACAGACACAAGCTCTACGTCTAACAGCAGGCTTCCGTGGAAGAACAGCACAACCATTCCTAAGCTCTGTCAGATTAGAGACAATTTGCACGCTAACTACATTAGCGCTATGTTCCCTAACGACAATTGGATGAAATGGGAAGCATATACACAAGATGCTAATGAGCTGACAAAACGTAACGCTATACAAGCGTACATGTCTAACAAGACAAGAGAGAGCAATTTTAGAGATACAGTTTCTAAGCTTGCGCTAGATTACATTGACTACGGCATTGCTATTGCAGATTCTGTTTGGGTTAATGAGAATAAAGAAGATGAAAATGGGGAGATTATCCCCGGCTACGTAGGCCCTATGGCCATACGCGTCAGTCCTTTGGACGTTGTGTTTGATCCTACAGCAATTAGCTTTGAGAAGAGCTGGAAGATTACACGAAGCATTAAACGCTTCGGTGAGATGCTGCTAGAAGAAAAACAAAAACCGGGTTCGTGGGATGCTGATGCACTTAGTGTAGCAAATAACAATCGTGTTGCTTCTGGTGGTTTTACGGCAGACGATTTTGAGAAGTCCGGTGCTTATAGCATTGATGGCTTTGGAGATTTGCATGAATACTACGGCAGTGGGTTTGTTGAGATTCTTGAGTTTGAGGGGACATATCATGACATGTCTACCGGAGAGCTTTTGGATGACTACCTTATCACCATTATTGACCGCGCTCACGTAGTTAGAAAGATGCCTATTCCCGCTTGGAAGCGTGGAGGGCACAAAGTTATGGCTTCTTGGAGGAAGCGACCAGACAATCTATATGGCATGGGACCTCTCGACAACCTTGTCGGTATGCAATATAGACTAGACCATCTAGAAAACCTGAAAGCAGACATTCTAGATCTAACAGCAGCGCCTCCTTTGAAAATTATTGGCGATGTAGACGAGTTTGATTGGAAGCCTTTTGCAGAGATTCACGTATCTGAAGGAGGCGACGTAGCTCCGCTAGCGCCTTCCACTGGTGTTCTACAGATTGCTGGTGAAATGCAGGTTATTATGAGCGTCATGGAAGAGATGGCTGGTGCCCCTAAACAGGCAATGGGCATCCGTACTCCGGGGGAAAAGACAGCCTTCGAAGTGCAGCAGCTAGAAAACGCAGCTGGCCGTATCTTCCAAGAAAAAGTAAATCAATTTGAAATTGAATTGCTTGAGCCTTTGCTCAATAACATGCTTGAGTGTGCTGTACGAGAGATGAATGCTCCTGACATTATTCGTGTTATGGACGATGATTTAGGTGTTGTAGAATTTTCTCAAATAACTAAAGAGGATATTACAGCTAAAGGCAAGCTACGCCCTGTAGGGGCTAGACATTTTGCACAACAAGCGCAGCTAGTACAAAACTTAACAACTTTGGCTAACACAGGTGTGTGGCAAATGATTAGTCCCCATATTTCTAGAAAACGTCTAGGAAGTATGGTTGAAGATTTGCTTAACATTGAACGCTTTGATTTGATTAGTGACAATGCTGGATTGATGGATGACATTGACAGTCAGCGATTGGCACAACAAGGCCAAGAAGACTTAGCTGTAGAACAAGCCACTCCCTTAGAGGGAGACGAGGAAATGCTATGAACACACGTTGGTTTAAAGGACTGACGGATCAGCAAAAGAAAGAATTAAAAGCTAGCTATTTGCAAGCAGATGTAATGAGAGAACAGCTTGTAGCTATGCTAGAAGAAGATATAGATAATAGCCTAAAAGATATGCGAAGAGCCGCTCGATTAGGCTCGGCCAGTTTGTCAGAATTATACGCAGATGAATTGGCTGTACAACGAACACTAGAAAGTGTGATATCGTACTTAACTGAAAAGGTAAAATAAATGGATCATAGTAACCCTAGCGATCAAAACATTTCAACTTCAACGGAGCAGCAAGGCACACCTGCTGATGCTCCTGCTGTAGAGCCAGCAGTAAATACAGCTCAGTCCTCAGATCCTACATCTCTGTTTGCTGACCAGCTAGCAGAAATTAAGACCGATGACGGACGACAGAAGTATGCAGACGTACAAACGGCACTAAGCAGTATTCCTCATGCTCAAACTTTTATTAGCGAGCAAGGCGCTCGTATTAAAGCTCTTGAGGAAGAACTAGCTAAGCGTCAAGGCATGGAGCAAGTATTGGAGCAACTTCAATCACAACAAGCTGTACAAGAGACTACCTCTCCACAAACAGGTGTTGCTGATATTGATGTAGGAGCGTTGTTAGACGCTAAACTACAAGAAAGGGAAAGCATGGCCGCTAAGCAGGCCAATCAAGAAAAAGTATTAACTGCTTTACAAGAAAAGTTTGGTGATAAGGCTGAAGCTCAGTTTAATGCTAAAGCTGATGAATTGGGTATTAGTGTTGGATTTTTATCTGACCTAGCTCGTAATTCACCTACAGCTGCTTTAGCCTACTTTAACCAAGCGCCAGCAGCGTCACCACAACCAAGTAGTGGAACAGTTAATACATCAGTATTTGATAGTAAGCCACAGACAGGAGACCAATCTCATATGAAAATTTTCCAGTCTGCTGAAAGCGACACAATGAAAAAATGGCGAGCTTCTGGCGATGCTATTGCATCTAATTAATAGAGGAAATTAAAATGTCTCAAACTACGGGTAATTCCCAAGCGTTTATTGAAGCGCAACAATACTCAGATTTTATCCTACGAAATCTACACGACGGTTTATTGCCAACAACTCTTTACCGTAACGTGTCTGATTTTGGTGAGGGTACTACACTAAACATCAAAACAATTGGTTCAGCAACCATCCAAGAGATTACGGAAAACGAAGATCTCACTTACAACCCAATTGACACTGGTACTGTACAGCTACAGATCACTGACTATGTTGGTGATGCTTGGTATGTTACAGACGTACTACGCCAAGATGGCGCACAAGTAGAAGCTTTGTCTGCTGCTCGTGCAGGTGAAGCTACACGTGCTATTCAAGAAAACTTTGAAACACGTTTCTTGGCTACACTAAACGCAGCTCAAACGGCTAGTGACGGTAACAAGATTAATGGTTTTAACCACCGTTTCCGCGCTTCTGGTACTAACCAGACTCTTACTGAAGCTGATTTGATTGACGCAGCACTAGCTTTTGACAAAGCTAACGTGCCTATGTCTGGTCGTATGGCTATTGTAGATCCTGTATCTGCGGCAGCATTTTCTAAGCGTGCGCAGCTAACTGCTAACCTAGATGCAGCTGGTCCTCTAGCTCAATCTTTGGTTAAAGATGGCTTTGCTAAAGATCACCAATTCGTAACATCTATGTACGGATTTTCTATCTGGACTTCTAATCGTCTTCCTGAAGTTGACGGTGAGACACTAACTCTGTTTGATGACAGTTCTTCAGCATCAACCAGTGGTACAGCAAACATCTTTATGTGTGTAGCTGATGATCAGTGCAAGCCCGGAATGATCGCATGGCGTCAGCCTCCACGCGTAGAGAATGGCCGTGATCGCTCTAAGAAGCGTGACGAGTTTGATACTACGGCTCGCTGGGGTGTAGGTGTACAGCGTCTTGACACGTTGCTTGTCGTCGTTACATCACCAACGGCTACTGCATAATAGGAGAATATTATAATGTCTAACGGTACTTATGAAAACAATGCCTTTCCTTTGGCATCTGGCTCATCTTACAATCACTACGGTCGTCGAGGCACTGAAGATGGTGTTGTATCTGGTGGTCAGGTGCATGGCAATGGCACAGTTCAAGAGAAGGTTGTTTATGTAACAGGCGGCGACTTCGGTAGCGGCACTTCTTTTGACACACAATTGACCATTCCTGCTGGCAGTAAGTTTATTGAAGCTTACGCAGAAGTTAGTGAAGAGTTTGCTCTTGGCGGCACTACTCCTACGATTAACGTAGGCACTAACGGCTCAGAAGGAACCAACTATGCTATCGAGCTTTCAGAGGCTCAAGCAGAGGCTACTGGTAACGTCTATAACTCTACTGGTGCAGGCACCTTCGCTGCTGTACTAACTGCTGATACAGCAATTGGTGTAGCTCTTGATGGTACTACACCAACAGTTACAGATGCTGGTAAGCTCAAAGTTGTAATTCGTTACTTGAAAGTATAATGACTGAGGGGGAGGGGCAACTCTCCCCATATTTTATATGGCTACATACACACTAGATTCCACTAAAACTGAATCCCCTGAGTTTGCCTTTGAGGGGGTTAAGAGTTTAGCTATTGATGGAGGTCAAGGAGATCTCTATTTATTGCGCAGTGTCGCAGGCTCCCCCTTCTTGCCTTACGGCGAGTTTAAATGTGATGGCACGTGTGCCTTTAATGGCATTCTAGAAGAAAGGGGCCATAGCAGTAAATATAAATTTAAGGCAGATTTAACTTCTGGAGAAGTTAATATATATTTATCTAGGGGTGTCAGATAATGTTACAAACTTTTTCTGCTCCTAAGCAGGTTTCTGTAGATTCTTTGTTAGATGTCTTGGTAGACCCAAACAAAGTAAAAAAATTGTTGCAGGACATTAAGAAGAAAGAAGATGCTCTTGCTAAAAAGTTGTCTGCTTATAACAAAGCTTCCAGTGTAGAGGCTTATTGCAAAAAACAACAAGCATTAGCAGAAGAAGCTAAGAAAGAAGCAGAGGCTTCTATAGCTTCTATTTCTGAAGAAAGTAAAAAAGAACAAAGCGTTCTAGCTAAACAGAAAGCGCAGATAAAAAAAGATTTAAGCAGCTTAAATACAAAAGTAAAAAAGCTAACGGCAGATGAAAAAGAATTACAAGATAAAGTGAATGCCTACGAAAAACTAAAAGAAACTTTAGATGCTAAGGAAGTCAGCGTAGTCAAGCGCGAACAATACGCAGAAAGTTTAGTTCTAGAATATAACGCAAAACTTAACGATATAAAAGAACGATTAAGAGGGTTATAGGGTGGCATTAATAACAGATCCAGATGATCTAAATCAAGGAACTGAGATTACAATAAATACAACTACAAAAGAAATAACGCTTACAACGACAGGTAATCTTAGTAATGACGGTGTTACAGGACAGGCGTTCTACTCTTTCTTAAAAGAAGAATGGAAAAACGACGCATCTCTTATACCTTATCCTTTTCCTATGGTGTCGATTACACCAGAGCAGTTTGAATTTGTAGAAGATTGGGTGCCAGCTAATGACACTACACGCAATCTACTACGCTCTTGTGGTTGGCGAGAAATTACAGCAGCAGATGTAGTTGAACGGGAATACATGGGTATTGTTAGTCTTGGCAACATAGACTCAGGCTCACAGCCATATTATGCGTTTAGCACTGACACAGCAGCTACCGACTTTGATTTTACAGGTCCCGTTAATCAGGGTATTCAAACTTTTGGAGATGCTTCAAACGGCAATTTTGACAAGCGCAGCGACACGCTGACGCTATTTATACGAACACAAGGCAACACTTATGGATCAGCTACATCGACATCCATTGGTTTGACAGCTCTTAACTACATTGCTAATCGATTCCCTCTATCAGAGGCTACAGATCTAAAAATAACTGCAAGTGATTCGGACATTCAGAATAATGCACCTTACACTGGCATGACAATTAGGCTCTATCCTAGTGCTCAAACACGCACCATTGGTGGAGTTAGTTATAACTTTGGTGTGATTATTGACGGTAATCAAGGCACAGCCGAGCAAATTTACGAGTTTGTGCAATATCAGCTACGACAAAGTACTGACATTGATGTTGATGCGGGTCAAGCAAACATTGGTAATTTGCAGGATGAGATGGTTGAGTTTGTTGGTGATACGCTAAAAACTAAACTAATTAACAATGGTGATGGTGGTGGCGGTGGTGTCTTTATAGATGACTACCAAAACAATGACGTTAACCGTTTGGTATTTGTTGACTCTACAGGAACAGAACGAACGTTTCCTTTTGTTGCTGCTGGTTCTCTTATCTTTAACGCTAACGCATCAAATGACAGCGATTTAGTGTACAGAATGTTTTTTACTTCTGGCTTTGGTACTGGTTCTGCAATTTTGGTGGACGATAACGATGGCAACGATATTTCTGGCACGCTAGGCGGTGCTAGTTCTGTTAGCTTTACGTTTGATTACGACAACAATACGCAGGGCGGTAGAACAGCGGGAACAGATGCAAACGTCACTGTTGTAGCAATTGGACTAGACACTGCACAGTATGTTGCAGCAGAAGGTACAATTACAAGAGCTACAGGACAGAACATATCCCTTGTAGCGCCATTAGAACGTAACTACAGTAATGCTTAGAGGTCTTAATGACTGATTTAGTAACAATAGCCCAATCAGATAGCACAAATGATGGATCAGGTGCGTCAACAACTATAGAACCGCCTCAAGTCGATAACGCTACAGATGATGCAATATTAATAAAAGTTACGCAGTCATTAAACAATTCTTCGAATGTTGCTGCTATTAACGTGACAACCCCAACGGGTTATACGCTATTACGCGACAGACGTGACGCAGAAATTAGATCTTGGCTGTTCTACAAACAATCAACAGGCTCAGAGACAATCCCTACAGTTACGTCTGATACGTCTGCAAAGTGGTCTTGTACTACAGCTATTGTGACAGACGTAGATTGGGCCAATGGCGGCGTAGTCCAAGAAGTGAGCAATACGTCAGGAGGCGACCACCAATCACCTGATTTGACAACAGACTCCAGTGGAACAGCTTCTGCTATTGTTTGCTTTTATTCTTTAGAGCGTCGTTCTGTTCAGGGGTTTAGATACCCACAGACACGGCCTCAAACTGTTTATTCAGGGACAGCGACTACAGGTACTGCGGAAGGCGTAGACAATGCCGCAGGCGCAGGCTATGACTTTATAGAAGCGCGTAACACTTTATGGGAAGGGCCTTTTTGGGAAGCTAACGGCGGTGCGGATAGTATAGCGTTTAATGTAGAGGTCTTGGTTCAAGGAAATATTGTTCCTCTACAATCTAGTACCTATGTTACACAGTCCGCGACTGCTAACTCTTTACAAACCACCATGAACTGGTGCCGTGAGGTTGTGGCTGGAGGTAGAGACTTAGACGGAAACACTTTAGACACTTGGACGTTTGATGCTTCTACAGCCAGTACAGGCACAAACAGTGTGACAGTTACAGGCCACGGCATGGACGAGTCGATGGTTGTCTATCTAGAGTCTAACGGCAACACCCCGCCAACCGGATTGGCAAATGATACGTTTTACTACGTTGATCCAATATCAGCTGATGAAATAAGATTTCGTAGTGTTAACGAAGATACAGATGCAGCTTCTGATTACTACGCAGATGGGACGAGCAAAAGAGCTGTTGTAGGACTTTCTGCTACAGGCACAGGGACAATCACGCTAACTGAGGCTCGCATGATCAATGCGGGGGCGAACGTCTTAGACGTGTTTAGACCCAACAACGGTGACTCTTCTAACGTAGGAACCTTCTCTGGTAACTACATTGGAGATGGTGGCTACAATCAAAACTTTGTTTGTACTGCTCAGCGTTTTAATTCTGTTGTTGATGCTACAGGCGAGACTTTAACATTCCAGCTTCAGTGTAATACTAGTGGCAGAATTGATAGAGTTCTTATGACTCTTATTGATGAGGATGGCGATTGGATCAACTGGAAGCTCTACCAAAAACCAGTTAGTCCTAACAGCACAGGCCAGCTTATCTACCAATTCCAAGCAGACCAAGCCTCTGTTAAAGCTTTAAAGTACCAAGAAAACGGAACTTTTGATCATACCCGAATCCGTTACTTAGTTATATCAGGACGCGGTAATAATTCATCAACTTTGCGTTTTAACGCGATAAACTCTAGTGCTGGAGTAGTCAATTTAGGTGGCCCGTTTACAGCTGTTGGTGGTCAGAATGCAACCCTGACAGAGCTAGTATCACTTGCACAAACTTACACAACATCAATCACACAGCCTTCAGATTTGCAGGTAGTATCAACTATACCCATAGCATTAGGGGATGGAACCACTGACATCTCCTTTATTGACAGTGAGAAATCTATTGCATTTCCACCACTGGCAGATGGAGTAAATACTTTTCAAAACTATCTAGATTCTTTAGGTATAGAAATTAATGCAACAGCATCTAGTACAGTTAAACTTACTAACTCTCAGATAGGAGCTTCTGTACCTTACGGGTTTGAGATAACAGCAGCAACAGGATCTACAATAGATCTTACAGGTAACTCTTATGTATTTGCTACAGCGTCTTTAGACGATGATGCTACATATAACAGACAGTTATTTGTAGGAGGCGCAGGAGTTAGTCATAACGACGCAGAAGTAAGAAACAGTACGTTTATTGTTAATGATCAATTGCCTGCAAATAATGGCACGGTTGATTGGGATTCAAATACAGACATTGAGGCGAGTACTTTTGAATTGTTGTCGGGAACGACAGCAGGACATGCTGCTAAAATTGCATCTACAGGTACTTACACATTTACTGACTTAACCTTTACAGGTTTTGGTGCAGACGGTACAACATCTGCTGCTATCTTTAATGATTCTGGCGGTGCTGTTACAATTAATGTATTTGGGGGCAACGCTCCGACAGTTAGAAATGGTACAGGAGCTAGCACAACTGTTAATGTACTAACCACACTTACGTTGACAGGATTACAACCAAATACAGAAGTTAGAGTTTATGACGCAGGCACAGCAACGGAACTTGCTGGAGTTGAAAACAGTGGTACTAGTTTTACCGCTAACATCTCAGCTAGTAGTGTTGACATTGTTATTCACTCTTTAGGCTACGAGTACCAGAAGATTGAAGGAGCTAACACAACTAGCAACTTAACTCTGCCTATTCAGCAACGTGTGGATAGAAACTATAGGAACCCATAATGGCAGATGCAACTTTTGATGGAGCTAATCTGTACATAACATTGCCTAACATTGGTACGTTTGACACTCAGACAGAGATCTATTATAGCGCTTGGAAGGAATGGGTTGCTCTTAGTGACAATGCTAAATATCCTCCAGCGTTTGATACAACGGGTGGTGACAGTGTAGGTGGTGGACAAGAAGTTGCTCCATATTTCTTTTGCCGCAATGATTTAGGATGGCGTATTAAAATGCCTTCGGCAAACGGAGAGATTATTATTTCTGGTAATCTCTTTCCACGAAGTTCTAGTACAGCTTTGTTTGAAGCCACAAGTGGCTTTGATGCTTTTGTACGGCTAGAAGTTAGTACACGTGCTGTTGTAGTCGAGACAGGAGTTAGTGGTCTAACAGCTGCGGAAAGTGCTCTATTATTAGCTGCTTCTACGTTTGATCCTACAACAGATTTATTGGAAACAGGAGAAACATACGCAGAAGCTTTGCGTTTAATTAGAGCAGAAGCAGCAGGTAAGCTGCTTGTAACAGGTAATACAGTTAAGTTACGAGATGCTAATGACACTAAAGATCGAATTGTAGCGCAAACAGATACTAGTGGACAACGCACTTCTATAACTACGGATGGAACATAATGTATCAATCAAATTACTACGAAAGTGATTATTATGCCTCCGCATATTACAGAGCACAGGATGGTGATTTTACAGGCTTTGATAAGCTTTCTACTAGAGATGTGCAGTACGAGGCGTTAAAAATTGTTAGCTCTCGTAGTAGTGATACACGTACAATGGAAAGAGAATATTGGTTTGGCCTCTTTGGAGGCAACCCTAATTGGTCCACTTTGGACATAATGAATGATGGTATTGTAGTTGCTGGAGGGTATTCTACTCTTAAGGATTACTATGATGCTATTACAGGAACTGTATGGCCTGATCACAATAGTAGTGAAAAGGCATATTGGTTAAAAGTTATTATTGACAATACATAGGTGCTTTATGAAATTCAACAAAGACAAACTACTTGATCTACTTAAACAAAAAACTACTTGGGTAGGTGTTGTTGCTCTTTTAGTTGCAGGCTTCGGCTTGCCTACAGGCAGCGAAGAGCAATTGGCTGGGTTTATTGCTGGCATTGTTGGGCTAATCTATCCTGAAGAGACGGATGCTGCCTAATGGAAGCTTGGCTAATGCTAGGAGCTATAGTGCTCCTAGCTATTTTTATGGCTAAAAAATCTGGAGAGAAAGCAGAACGTCTTAACAACTTAGAGGAATACATAAAAGATGTTGAAGAAGATAAAGAGCTTCGCTCTCGTATGTCTGATAAGTCTTTTCGTGACAAGCTGCGAGCTTTTGCCAAAAAGAATAATTGATAACTTTTGTACTAAATACACGTATGTAGGCGTGTATGAGCAAGAGGTTATAGACAGTATTCCAGCGCGTAAGCTGGATAATATCGAGTTAAACGACGCAACATATCTTAAAGACTGCCTTAATGTGGATATATTAGAATGGTAATAGCATGGCTAATAATGTAAATATTTCGTTATATCGTAACGCAGATCGTGGCGATATTCTCTGGGGAGCGTATCCAAACGGAAACGCCCCTATCCCTGATATTAGTAATGAGCTAACTTTAGATGATTTTGAATACACTACAATTCCTAAAGTGCCATTTAATAGTATGTCTTCGGATCTTTGGAACCATTACGGCAATGATCCAAACTTTGAGCCGGGATACCCGGATGTCGGTAGTGTAGAAACAACTACGACAGAAAGCTACAGTGGTAGCCGTTCTTTGCAGGTTAATGTCGATAACGGCAATATATACACGCAGTTCTATCCTAACGACAGTGCAGAGTGGTTCTATATGCGTGAAATTAATAACGCGATGAATACTCCACAATGGGAGTTAGATACATACGAAGCATTGCGTGTGTGGATAAAAGTACCTCCACTACTAGATAGAACAGACGGGAGAGGTAACTTTACCGTAGGTACATACTTTAGAGGCACAGAAGGCAGCAGGAATAGCTCAGAAGGAGATGGTGGAGGACATGGCTACCACTACTACAATCTTAGAGGTCCTGACGTGTGGCACCAAATTATTGTAGATAGGCATATGTCTCATTTACGGGGATCTACAGGATCTTTAGAGCAGCCTGTGTTAACCTACCCTACAGGGGAAGCTGGTTATAACTACTTTGATCTAATGACAAGATTTTATTTTGACGGTAACGGTATTCCAGATTCAGGATCGTCATATCCCTATGAATATTACATAGACAAAGTAGAGTTATTTAAAGAGCGTGCAGGGTACAATGTAACTAGCGTGTATAACCCGTCTGCTGCTTTTAAGCCTAGCACTAACACCCTGTATCTTGCATGGAATCGAATTAAACCGGAAAATTCTGTAGACCACGAAGTTAGGTATTCTTTTAGTCCTATAGGTAGCTGGGGCGATGCAACGGCAGCTCCTTCAGGGGTAGTTTCCCCTCCGGGCGTAGGCGGCTATAATATCATGCTGTACGAAACTAGTAGTATAAATGTAGGTTCAAATACTGTCATGTATATAGCAATAAAACCTCAAAACTCTGACGATTTTCGGGTACTGGAAGTGCCTTTAGTAGGAGTTGAATAATGGCTATTTCTTTAGTTAATACCGCGTCAATGGACGCGGGTGGCACTTCTGCCAAAATTACGCATGGACTAACAATAACTGCCGGTAATCTGTTAGTTGCCCTTGTGCATTCAAACAGCAACGGATCGCTTACAATAACTGACAACAATCCCGGCTTTGCCTTTTCTACAGCAGCTGTCGGTTCATATAATAGCAATTCTGGTGCTTATGGTATATTCACGCGTGTAGCCACAGCCTCAGAGCCTGCGGATTATAGATGGACTTCATATGACCGACATAACATTACTTTGTTTGAATTTAGCGGGGTAGATGTATCCATATGGGACGTCGCCCCCGGAACCATAAATGAAGGAAACTTTAAAACAGCTACGGCTCTTAGTATTACTACATTAACCAATAATGCTTTTGCTTTACTTTTTTGTGGCTGGGATACGAATGCTGGAACTCCAGCAACTATAAGTAATGGCTTTACCTTAAGTTCCGCTATTGCAAATAGACAGCCTACAGGCATAGGTACAAAACCTATTCCGGTTGCAGGAGCTATCGGCAATTCTGGAATTACTGCTACGTCACTAGCATCTAATTCGTACTTTGCTGTCCAGATGGCGCTTAAAGAGTTTAATCCATTAACTCGTGCTATCCTAGACATTGACACAGACGACATTGTATTTGCTGGACAGTCCTCAGTAACAATAAATACGGCAGGTCTT